GGTTGCAGGTAAGAACGAGATACACCGTAGGTTGCAGGTGGACGAGTTCACCGAAGAGCCAAGGCTTGTGTTCTTTTCCACCTGCACGAATACAATAGCGCAAATCCCTGCGATTCCGCTAGATAAAAAGAATCCTGAAGACGTGGATACAAACTCTGAGGATCACTTGTACGATGCATTACGGTATGGTATAATGACTAGACCAAGAAGTTCTATATGGGATTATAACCCTGCAACACAACGTTCTGGCTTTCAAATGTCAGATCCTACTTTTGGATATTAAAAATGAAAACATTTGTAGTTGTAATAAGCATGTGGGGTAACACAGGAACAGAGTGGGTCTACACAGGTAATCAATATGTTATGAAAGAACTATTTACTCAAGAACAATGCCAACAGATTGTAAAAAGCTCTAACTGGCAGAAGCATGAGACAAACGAATACTACGGTTTACAATTTGACTGTTTTAATAAGGATGACAGATAATGGCAGAAATAGATGACATATCATTTGATACTGATGATGTAATAGCAGCAGAAGCTGAAGAAGATAAAATTTTTCAAAATGTTAGTAATATTGTATCCTTTGTAGTTGATCGTTACAAACGTGCAGAAGATGCTCGTTTAGGAGATGAAGAACGTTGGATGAGAGCATATCGAAACTACAGAGGTATATATGGACCTGATGTACAATTTACTTCGTCTGAAAAATCAAGAGTATTTGTAAAGGTAACAAAAACTAAAACGTTAGCTGCCTATGGTCAAATAGTAGACGTTCTCTTTGGTAATAATAAATTTCCACTTACTATTAACCCATCTATATTACCCGATGGAGTAGCAGATGCTGTCCACATTAATATTGATCCAAATGCTGAAAAAGCTACGAATGTACTTCGTGAAGCGTTTACAAAAGAAACGACAAAACCATACCTCATAGGTCCAGATACTGATTTAAAACCTGGTGAAACTTTATCAGACATTAGACGTAAGTTAGGACCAATAGAGGATAAAGTTGGTCCTGTATCTGAAAAAATAATTGAGGGTGATGGTAGTACTCCTGCTACAGCCACATTCCATCCTGCTATGATAGCAGCTAAAAAGATGGAAAAGAAAATACATGATCAATTACAAGAATCAGGAGCTACAAAACATTTAAGATCTATGGCTTTTGAAATGGCTTTACTTGGAACAGGTGTTATGAAAGGGCCATTTGCTATAGATAAAGAGTATCCTAATTGGAATGATGAGGGTGATTATGATCCACTAATAAAAACTGTACCTTCCACTAACCATGTATCAGTTTGGAATTTTTACCCTGACCCAGAAGCTACATCTATGGACGATGCTGAATATGTTATAGAACGTCACAAACTTTCACGAAATCAATTACGTGCATTAAAAGACAGACCTTACTTTATAGAAGATGCAATTGAAGAAGCTGTTTCTGCAGGGTCTGATTATGTACGTAAGCACTGGGAAATGAAGATGGAGGACGATGATAGTATATCTACAGATAGTGAAAGATGGGAAGTTTTAGAATTTTGGGGATATGCAGATAAAGATATACTAGAAGAAAATGGTATAAATATACCTAATGAATTACAAGATTTGTATGAAATAAGTGCTAACATCTGGACGGTAAATGGTAAAGTTATTCGATGTGTGCTAAATCCATTTAAACCTGCACGTATACCTTATTACGCAGTACCGTTTGAACATAATCCTTATTCCTTCTTTGGGGTAGGTATTGCAGAAAACATGGATGATACACAGACTTTGATGAACGGTTTCATGAGAATGGCTGTTGACAATGCTGTGCTTTCTGGTAATCTTCTTATTGAGATTGATGAAACTAATCTAGTTCCGGGGCAAGACATGAGTGTTCATCCTGGAAAGGTCTTTCGCAGACAGGGTGGTGCGCCTGGTCAAGCCATCTTTGGCACTAAGTTTCCAAACGTTGCAGGTGAAAACATGCAACTATTTGATAAGGCAAGAGTACTAGCAGATGAATCAACTGGTTTTCCATCTTTCGCTCATGGTCAGACAGGCGTTAGTGGAGTTGGCCGTACTGCTTCTGGTATTTCTATGCTTATGTCTGCTGCCAACGGTAGCATTAGGACTGTTGTAAAAAATGTAGATGATTATCTTATTTCTCCATTAGGTAAAGCTTTCTTTTCTTTTAACATGCAATTTGATTTTGATGATAAGATAAGAGGTGATTTAGAAGTAAAAGCTAATGGTACTGAAAGCTTAATGGCTAATGAAGTACGTAGTCAACGTTTAATGCAATTCTTACAGGTGGCATCTAATCCTGCATTAGCACCTTTTGCTAAAATGGATTATATTGTACGAGAGATCGCTAAGAGTATGGACTTAGACCCTGACAAAGTTACAAATTCTATGGCAGACGCAGCAATACAAGCTGAGATAATGAAGGGTTTCCAACAACCAATGCCTGAGCAAACACAGGGTCCACCTCAAGAGGAGCCACCTGCAGGAGCAGACGTACAAGATCCTACAGGCGCAGGAGGTGGCACTATAGGTACAGGCACAGCACCAGTTCCAGAGGAGCAAGGATTTACTGGTAATGTCGCTTAAGTCTTTTGTAAATAATAAATCAGAGTGGGATTCATTCTGTGAAGAATTAGATATATGGATTTCTGAACAACATAAAAGACTAGAGCAAGCAGAAAATACTGTAGAGTTACATCGTGCTCAAGGTTCTGTAACTACGTTGCGTAGGTTAAAATATTTGAGGGATAAAGTTAATGGCACTAAATGAAGATAAACAAATGGTACTAGCTTTTATGGCAGAAGCTGAAGATGTAGATCCAATATCAGGTAATGAAGTACCCCCAGGCTCACTACCTGAAGAAGTAAGAGATGATATTCCTGCACGTTTATCTGAAGGTGAATACGTAGTGCCTGCTGATGTTCTTCGTTTTTATGGTGTAAAGTTTTTTGAAGATTTACGAGAAAACGCCAAAATGGAATTAGCTCGTATGGATAGAGAAGGTAGAATTGGCGGTGAACCAATACCCAATGAAGAGCTTAGTGATGAAGAAAAAGCAGAGTTAGATGCTATTGGTGCAGCAGTAGGTGGATTCATTACAGGACAACCTACGCAAGCTACAATGCCAGATCCGTATCAACAACAGCAGACGATGTATAAACAAGGTGCACCTGTTGCTATGGGTAATGCAGGATATAAGACAGGTGGTGTGGCTCAAAACGTTGACCCAACACAAGCTGCGTTTGACTTTAGTAAATATCAAGCAGGGTTTTCTTTTACTAGACCTAGTGGTTTTACACCTGTATTAATGTACAAAGAAGGTGAACTACCTCAATATGCTACTACCCAAGAGATGTATGATCAAATGCTAAGTGATGGGTGGACTACTAAACTCATACAAACTACAACAGAAACTACAGTAGGTGAGGAGCCAGAAGTTACAGATAGTGATCCTGGCGTTGTAGGATCTACAGATATATCTTCAATTACTGGGTCAATGGAAGATAAAGACTTAGATAAAACAACTAAAGGTTTCAGCTTACTAGCTGATCTATCTACTGCACTAGCAGGTCAATTAGGAATACCTTTAGTAGCACTTATAAATACTAAGGCTGTAGCTAAGTACAATGATGAATTAAAAGATCAAAGTAAACGCAAGGGTAGCATCTTCGGTGGTGAAGGTAGCATTTATGAAGGTTTAGCTGATACAGATGGTAAAGAAGGTAAAACTTTTGGTGATACGTGGTTAGGTGACTTATTAGGTTTTGATACAGGTGGTCCTGGTATTCAAGAAGGTAGACCAGGATTAAGAGATTCATTCATGGGTGCACGTAGAGGTGTAGACATGGCTCAACTTCAAGGAAGTCAGACAAGTAAAAAAGATAGTGGTGGCTCCACATATTCACCTAGCAGTTCTGCAGAAGCACATAAAGATTGGATGCAAGCAACGAACGCAGTTAAGGCTGCAGGTAAGGACCGCCTAGCAAGACATAAAGCTATAAAGGCTCAGTCAGAAGCAAGTAAAGCTTTTACAAAATTAAAAAAGGCTGAGGTTGCAGAAGATAAGGCTTCAAGAGCAAAAGATCCGTCAAAAGTAGACCCAGAAGCAATATAATTCCATATAACTATAAGGGTACCCAGTTTAATTACTGGCCCCAACATAAGGAGAAAACAAAATGGTAGAACAATCAACAGTAGCAGTAGAAAAAGCAAAACCTTTGGTGGTAGACTCTGTAGCACATCGTAGAAATGCTAATCGTGCAAAGCAGGACGAAGAAGATCTAAAAAAACTTATGGAAGAACACACAGGTGTCTCAAATGAGGAAGAAGAATCCAGTGGCGAAACTGTTAAGGACACCGAAGTTCAGGCAGAGAGTAGTCCAGAACAAAAAGAAGAATCAAAAGCCGAAGCACAAGAAGAAGCTGCAGACGATGACTTAAGCTCAGAAGAAAAAACATTTAAACAACGTTACGCTGACATCCAACGTCATATGCAGGACAAAGCCGAAGAGCACAAAAAAGAAATAGAAAAGTTAAAAGGTCAGTTAGACTCAGCAGCTAAGAATGAACTCGTTCTTCCTAAGAGTGATAAAGAGATAGAAGCTTGGTCTAAGAAATACCCTGATGTAGCAGGTATAGTAGAAGCCATAGCAGATAAAAAAGCACAGGAGCGTTCACTAGACATAGATAAACGTTTAAAGGAAGTAGAAGAGTTACGCATAAACGCTAAACGTGAAAAGGCAGAAGCTGAGTTACTTACTATGCATCCCGACTTTCAAAGTATTAGAGAGGATGATGAGTTCCATGATTGGGCTAAAGCTCAACCTAAATGGGTGCAAGATGCACTTTATGAAAATTTAGATGATGCTAAATCTGTAGCAAGAGTAATAGACTTGTATAAAGCAGATAATAACATCACTACAAAGAAACGTGACACTGGCGATAAAGATGCAGCTAAAGCTGTAAAAGCTCGTGTGCGTAATACGCCTGAGACAGACGAAAGTAAAACATACCTTCGTGAGTCTGATGTTAAGAAGATGTCCACTAGGGAATATGAAAAGCGTTCAGATGAAATTATGGAGGCTATCCGTAGTGGTAAGTTTATTTATGATTTATCTAAATAATTACTTGACAACAAAAAAATCATAAGTATAACTACTAACATGATAAGAGTGACTTATATGTCGCTCTATCGTGACTAACACTAAGCCACAATAAAGAAATACCCTGAAGTATAGGCCCAACGCTATGCAGTCGGCCAACTAATTAGCATGTTGATACCCTAATATGAACGGCCTCTTTTGTGGATATGACGTGTACATTTTAACATAGCCATATCTATATAAGGAGAAACACAATGGCTTTCGCAACCGCATCAGGTTATGGCAATTTACCTAACGGTAATTTTTCGCCAATAATCTACTCCAAGCAGGTACAACTTGCGTTTCGCAAGAGTGCCGTAGCTAATGCGATCACAAACTCTGATTATTTCGGAGAGATCGCAAACCAAGGAGATACCGTGAAGATTATCAAGGAGCCAGAAATTTCTGTATCCTCATACTCTCGTGGTACTCAAATCACAGCACAAGATCTTGATGACGAAGAGTTTCAATTGACTGTCGATAAAGCTAACTACTTTGCTTTTAAGATGGACGATATTGAAGAAGCTCATAGTCATGTCGATTTTATGCAGCTTGCAACCGATCGTGCAGCATACAGATTAGCTGATCAGATGGACCAAGAAGTACTTGGTTATCTATCAGGTTTTAAACAGTCTGCTTTACACACAGATGCTGACACAGTAAATGACGTAGTAAATGGAACTAAAGCTGTATCAACAGCAGGTTCTGACGAGTTGTTGACATCAATGAAACTCCGTAAGGATTCATTTGGAAACATCACAACGTCTTCTGCAGGGGATCACTCAATCCCATTGAAACCACGTCATGGAGGTTCAACTGGTGCAGACACAGCAACTGCAACCCCATTACAAGTTATTGCTCGTATGGGCCGTCTTTTAGATCAACAACAAGTTGATACAAGAGGCAGGTGGCTTGTTGTGGACCCAGTGTTTGTAGAACTACTCAAAGACGAAGATTCACGCATGTTAAATGCTGACTTCGGTGGAGATGGCCTACAAAACGGTTTGGTATTGAATAACATTCACGGTTTCCGTATGTATACTTCATCAAACCTTCCTTCAGTAGGAACTGGCTCAGGGACTTCAGGGTCTGGTAACCAAAACGACAACTTTGGTGTAATCGTTGCAGGTCACGACTCAGCAGTAGCCACTGCAGAGCAAATCAACAAAGTTGAGACTTATCGTGATCCTGACAGCTTTGCTGACATTGTTCGTGGTATGCACCTATATGGCAGAAAGATTCTTCGTCCAGAAGCAATCGTAACTGCTAAATACAACGCAGCGTAAGGGAGGATTGATTAATGGCTACAGTAACAAGTCTCGCTAAAGCAGCAGGTGGAAGGGGTAATCCATCCTCGAAACCATACATGGTTGAAGTCGAAATCGACTTGGCAGCAGCAGCAACTGCAAAAGGTTCAGCATTGGCAGCAGCCGATGTAATTGAAGCTATTACTGTTGGTGCTAACACAGTTGTAATGTTTGCAGGCGCTGAAATAACAGCAGCACCAGCAGGTGGTAATGGTTGTACTTTTGACCTTGGTATCACTGGTGGTGACGTTGATGCATTTGTTGATGGTATGACTGTTACAGGTGCATCAGTAGGTGACTACGGCACTCTCGCTAACACTGCATGTCCAATTCTAGTAACAACATCAGATACTATTGATATGTTACTTATAGGTACAACACCAGATACTTCTGGTAAAATTCGTATCTATGCGATGTTAGCTGATGTTGATTCAGTCGGCTCAAGTAAAGCTGCTGATGAAGTAGACAGAGATCTACTAGCATAACATAACCTAATAGTGGGGGGCTAGGAAACTAGCCCTCTACGTACATCTGAAGGGCATTAATATGGCTACTACATATATTACACTTGTTAATGAATTGCTACGTAGATTAAATGAAGTTACTCTAGATACTGCAGGTGATGGTTTTACAACTGTACGTAATGTACAAGCTTTAGCAAAAGATGCGATTAATAATAGTATTAGGCTCATTGTTCAGACTGGACAAGAGTTTCCTTTTTTAAAAACAACACAGACACAAACACTTACTGCAGGTACTAGACAATATAGTTTTCCTAATGATTACTCTAGCACAGACTGGGATACATTTTATCTTAAAAAACTAACATCTAAAGATAATGCCCCTGTAAGATTAAAGCCAATCAGTTATGATGACTATATTCAAAACCACAGAAACATCGATGACACAGGAGATCAAACAAATGGAGATGGTGCTCCAATATATGTGTATCAAACATTAGAAGAAAAGTTTGGTGTTACTCCTGTGCCAGATGCATCATACCAAGTAGAGTACATCTATTGGTCTTTTCCTAGTGATTTAACTAATTTTAATGATACCTCAGTTATACCAGATAGATTTAATCACGTTGTTATTGATGGCGCTATGATGTTTATGATGCGCTTTCGTAGCAACGAACAAAGTGCTGCCATGCATCAAAATAACTTTGACCAAGGTATAAAACAGATGCGTAGAGTGTTGGTTGACGATCCTCTTATTGTAAGATCTACAGTAATAACAAGATCAAATACAAGCACATTTGGGAGATTTATTTAATAATGGCTGATAATCTAGCCTCGTTTAAAGTCTTCTGTCAAGGTGGGCTAAACACTAGTAGAGATGTGTTATCTCAGGGTGAAACACAACCTGGATCTGCCACTTCACTTATTAACTATGAACCTGCTGTTACTGGCGGCTACAGAAAAATAAATGGATTTTCTAACGATTTTGGTACTGTCACAGGAACAGGAAGTGTTCTTGGAGTTTGTGTAGTTAACGGTATTAATGATGGTATACTTGCTTGCAGAACTCCATCGTCAGGTAATAACTATTTACATAAATGGAATAACTCCACATCATCTTGGGATGCAATAACCACCTCTGGATCACCTACCATGTCAGGTGTGACAAAAGTTAGATTTACTAAATATAATTTTGGTAGTCCAAAGGTAATACTTACAGATGGAGTAAATCCTGCAGCTACATATGATGGATCAACATACACTCAGATAACACATGCTAATGCACCTGATGATCCTAAATTATCTGCTTTATTCCAAAATCATATGTTCTTAGCAGGTGACCCTAACGAAAATACTAATTTACATTTTAGTGCTCCTTTAGCAGAAACAGACTTTAGTCCTGCTAATGGTGCAGGTGTTATAAATGTAGGGTTTCCTATAGTAGCCATAAAAACTTTTCGTGATGCTTTGTTTATTTTTGGCAGTAACAACATTCGTAAGCTTATTGGCAACAATCTTTCTAACTTTGTTTTAGAAACTGTCACTGATGATCTTGGATGTCTAGCTACCGATAGCGTTATAGAAATTGGCGGTGACTTATTATTCTTATCTCAGGATGGTTTACGTCCTATATCTGGTACAGATAAGATTGGTGATGTTAATCTAGAAACTGTATCAAAAGACATTCAATCTATTTTTACTGATGTTGTATTTGATATTGATCTTGAGGGTCTTAACGCTGTTGTGATAAGACAAAAAACACAGTTTAGATATTTTTTTGGAGCAGCAGATTCACAAGGTATTATTGGTGGATTTAGACAAACACCTAATGGTTTACAGTTTGAATATGGTCAAATGTTAGGTATTACAGCTACTTGCGCAGATAGTGGTTACATAGGTCAGAATGAGTTTGTATTACATGGAGATAGTTCAGGCAAAGTATATAGACAAGAACAAGGTAACAGCTTTGCAGGCACAGCAATATTTAGTTTATTTCAAACACCATTCTTTCATATGCAAGACCCAGAACAGCGTAAAGTATTTTATACTGTGGCTACGTACTTACGCTCTGAAGGTGATAATGAAATAGTCATGTCGGCTGTTTATGATTATGAAGACGTAGATACTTTAAATCCAACTAACTTTAATTTATCGACAGCAGGAGCAGCCGCTTTTTTTAACGAGGCGACATACAACAGCACTGCAATATTTGATGGTAATCCATCACCAGTTCAAAGAACTAATATATCAGGATCAGGCAAATCCGCATCTTTTAAATTCGTAACTAATGACACAAGTGCATCACACAGTATACAGGGTCTAGTGATTACATTTGGAGTAGGAGACAGGTTGTAACATGGCAGGTTATTCAAGACAATCAGCAGCAGATATTATTGCTAATGCGGTTATTAAAGCTGCGCCAGTAAATGCAGAATACAACGCAATAAGAGATGCATTTGCTTTATCAGGTGGACATAAACATGATGGTAGTTCTACTGAGGGTGCATATGTACCTCTTATAGCAGACACAGATGCTTTAAACAAAGTAGTAATAGATACCTCCAACAATCGCATAGGATTTTTTAGTGAGGTATCGTCTGCTGCAGTAGAGCAGTTACGAATACAAGATGGCGCTATTGTTCCTGTAACCGATAACGATATAGACCTTGGCACATCTAGTTTAGAATTTAAAGATTTATATGTAGATGGCATAGGCTATATAGACACTGTACAAATACACGAAAATGCAACTATTACTGGCAACCTTACTGTAAACGGAAACACCACTCTTGGTGATGCGGCTACAGATACTGTTACTGTAACTGCTGATGTTGCCTCTCC